CCATGATCGCGAGCTGTGATTCGGGGGTGAGGTTGTTGAACACGGTTTGCGCGTCCGGTGTCAGTGACGCCGGTTCCTCGATGCCCGTGAATCCAAGCTCAGCCCATGTTTTGGTGACGGAGACGCGGGCGCAGCGGCCGTTCTGGTGATCGTTCGGGCCGGACTGGTCCAACGGGTAGCGGGTGCCGTGCTTGGACCAGCACGACGGGCAGGTCCTCGCGGTGAGCGCGGCGTGCCATTCCCACTCTTCGAGGATCTTGGTGTTCGTTTTCTCGGACGCCCGCGTCGCGGCGCGGTGCGCGTCCAGGGTTTCCGTCCTAGCGATGGTCAGTGCCCGGGTGAGTCCGCCGTTGAACCGTTGCTCGGTGGCGTCCATGATCCGTGACGCGGTGCGGCGAGGGTTATCCCCAACCGCGATACCCCGGATCAGGGCCCGCTTCATGACACGTTCGGTGTCCGCGGCGAGCGGCATGGTAGCGGAGTGGATCTGTGCCGTGGTGCGCTCCACGATGGCCGCCAACGCGTCCGGGGACATCCGCGTGAACGACAGGCCCGGGGCGGTGGTCGGCGGCATCTGGGAGGCGATCACGGCGGCGTGCCCGTCGACGGCGTCCAGGACAGCCTGCCCGACGTCGTTGACCACCACTGTTTCGGTGGTGCGGGCCAGTTCATCGAGCATCGCCCGGGAGGCCTGCAGCGCGTCGCGGAGCCGGATGTTCTTCGCCACCACAGACCGCGGGACGGTGCCGCCGGCGGCGACGAGTTCCGTGATCGCGGCTTGGAAGTCCGGTGCCAGCGTCGCGTACGCTTCGACCCATGCCCGGGTGAGGGCGAGGGTTTGGGCGTCGGTCATGCGTTCCAGGCGGGTCCGGAGGTCGGCCACGATGCGGAGTGTGTCAGCCGTGACCGCCATCCGAACCTCCTACTTGAGCGCTGCTGCGGGGTCTTTGCCGTCCCGGAATGCCTTCGCCGCTGTGTCGCCTGCGGTGGCTGCCGGGTCCTTGAAGTTCCCGTCATCATCGAGCACGTCGGCAAGGATGTCGTCGATGTCGCGGACCTTGAGGGCCCGCAGCACCAGCTTGAGCATCTCCACCGGCGGGATCAGTTCCATCCCGTCAGCCTTCGCCAACGCTTCCATGAGGACGCCGAGGTCGATCTCGGCAAGGTCCGGCCAGACCACTTCGACAGTCGCGTCGGTGTCTTCGCCGAGGTCCACGAGGAGCCGGTCCCCGTCCCGCACCACAGAGCCCTTCAAGGGTCCGCGTGGGGCGATGACAGCCTGTTCGATGACGTACCCGCACGAGGCCCGGTAGGCCTGCGCCCAGACTTCCTGACGGGCCTGCATTTCGAGGCGCTGCGGGAGGTCCAGGGTTTCGGCGGTGGCCCGTGATCCGGTGACGCCGGGGTCGGCGAGGAGAATCGTGACGTTCACGCCCAGGGCGGCGGCGGCCATCGCTGCGAGCGGCCGGCCCGATTCGGAGTCCAGGGTCGCGCCGGTCTTCGGGACCGCCTCCAACGTCTGGCCTTCACCGAGGGACACACTGGATCCGGCACCGAGCTTGTTCAGTGCTTCGAGCCCGGCCCGCTGCGTCTGTGACGCCTTGGCCTTCGAGGAGGAGGCCCGGAACGCGATCCGCGACAAAGCCCGGCACAACGTCGCCCAGTCCTCAAGGAACTCCTTGTAGGACCGGCACCACGGCAGCGCGGCGAACCCGTCACCAACACCCCACAGCTTCGAGCCGTACGGGTTGACCTTGACCTGCAGGACAGGGGCGTCCCAGACGACGTCGACGCCGGCGTACTGCTTGGGCTTCGTGAGCGGCTGGTACTTGAGTGCCGGGTACAAGGCTTCGCGTTCACGGTCCAAAGACCCGAACGTGGAGGTGAGGGTGGTTTCGACCCAGCGGCGCCGGTAGAACCAGTGCGTTGTCTTATCGCCGGGTTCGGTGATGATCTCTGTGATCTCATCGAACGGCAGCGGCCGGACTTTCACCCGGCCGGTGAGGGGGTTGGTGAAGTGGGCGAGGAACACGTTCCCGTCCGTGCCCAACTCGTTCTCCAGGACGACACGGGCCTGCGCACCGGTCACGGCGTCACGGTTACCCTCATCATCCAAGAACGCTTGGACGACGGTGTCGACGTCCTCGTCGCGGGCGTTGATCTCCACACCCTGCCCGAAGACATACGATGCCCGGATCCCGAGGCCACGCTTCATTAAAGGGTTAGCGACGAACATCACCCGGCACAGCTCAGCGTTGCGGGCGAGCCCGTCGCGGGAGAACTCCGTACGTGAGGCGGAGGTCAGGGACTCCCACCCGGTGTCCTCGTACATGAGTTGCAGGCGGGCGAGGTTCTCGTTCGCCGTCTCCAACCGGTACGCAGCATCCTCGAGGCGCCACGCGGCGACCGTCGGTTCAGCGGTTTCCTTGCGGCGAAGCCCGAGGGATTCCATGATGCCAGGCATTGTGCCCTCCCTCAGTAAGGTGTGATCGCGTAACCGCGTAGGTCGTTCTCTTCGTAGATCTCGTCTTCGACCTGATCGTCACGGGCGGTGAGCGGCATGAGGAGGATCCGGTTGATCGCTTGTGACAGTGCGTCGATGGTGTCGTCGTGGGACGAGTTGGGGAAGTTCTTCGCTTCCTCCAACAAGGTGTCCACACCGGGCAGCAGACCCGTGGTGGGTAGCACCACGTTGCCCGACTCGGTCAGCGGGCTGATCGCGGAGGCGCGGGCGTACTTGGACCCCTCCGGCTCAATCGGGATGATGCCGACGATCTGCTTGTTCAACGCGTTGATCACGGCCGGGCCGTTGGCTTTGTCCTCGACGAACTTCGCGATCGCTTGAGGCCATTTGCGGGTCATCTCCAGCATCGCAGTGCAGGTGGCTGTGAAGTTCAGCCGTTCCCGGACCTGATCCAGCAGGTACGCGGTGTTACCCACACGGAGCCACACCTGACCGACCACATAGTCCGAGCCCTTGGTGTCCTTGAACGTGAGGTCCCAGGACTGCACCAGTTCGTGGTCGTCGCGGCCGATGCCGGGGACCTTGCATACCTGTTTGCCGTCGGCGTCGTACTCCACAAGGTGGATGGGTGCTGCGTAGCGGGCCCACAGTTCTTCTGCGGGGAACACGCCGCCGCTGTCCGGGGATGGGCGGCCTTGGTAGAGAGACGCCCAGGTGCGGGAGCCTGCCTGTTTGCGGCGCTGCTCCCACTGGGCGAACGTGCGCCCGCGGGCAGACACCATGTACTCGCCGGGTTCACGGCCTAGGAGGTCCGTCTCACCCTTTTCGGGGCGGTGATCAGCCTGGGCAGGGATGTTGATGACCTGCCAGCCCGATTCCGGGTCACGCTCAACGAGCCGTCCCGCAAGATCATCTTGATGCCAGCGAGTGAGGATGATGACCACGGGTGCGCCGGGCGCAAGTCGGGCTGAAGCAGCGTCAGTCCACCAGTCCCAGACGGTGTCTCGTTGGAGTTCACTGTCTGCCTCCTTGCGGTCCTTGATCGGGTCGTCAATGATCAGCATGTCGGCCGGGCGTCCGGTAACACCGGCACCTACACCAACGCTGAACATGCCCCCTTCATGGCCCTTGATGGACCATTCAGAGACGCTGCCGTTGTCCTGGGCGATGGCGAGGTCGAGTTCAGGGTGAGCGAGGATCCGGTTACGCACGGCCCGGCCGTTACGGTTCGCCAGTGACTGGCCATAGGAGGCGGTGACGATGCGGAGGTCCGGGTTTTGGGTGAGTGCCCAGACGGGGAAGTCGTTGGCGACCCGTACGCTCTTACCCTCTTGTGGAGCCATTGAAATGATGAGGCGGGAGTCTGGGGTGTTGAACGCTTCGACCAGGGCGGCGTCGATGATGTCCAGCGCCGGCGTTTGGATGGTCTTGGGGTTGGTTGCCCGTGCCATGGCGCCGGGGGTGGCCCATTTGGCTTTGCGGGATTCGAAGGCTGCGGCCGCGTGTTCATACCATGCGACAGCAGTCATGGCCCCTCCTGAGTCGGACATGAACACGGCCGCGGATGGGCTGCCGCTCGGGCCAGTCAACCGGGGTGCGGATGTTGCATATCCGTCGCCCGGCACCGCTGGTCGGCGGCCGTGTTCAATAGGGTGAGTTACTTGCTCTGGCCGCGGTACCAGATGGTTGGTCGGCGTGCGTTCACTCAGTGGGCTGACAGGGAATCGAACCCTGATGTGGCAGGGGTGGGTACCTGCATAAACCGTTCAGCCCTCCGTGCCCGCCACTGAGAGTTGGCAGCACGGCTATTCAGTTGTGGTTGCCGCACTCTCACTGGCCATCCCAGCTGTTGAGTGCGGAGCATCATGGAGTGAGGCGGATACCGCCTCTAGAGGGCGTCGGCACTGGTTAGAGTCCAACGTCATATCAACCATGACCGGTCTTGGTGCCAGGCCCCGGCATCCATGCCGGGGTCCAGCGGTGCGGTAGTCACCAGCTACCGCGCTTGCTTTCCCGGATACCGGGGAAGTGTGGGGCCGGCACTTCACAGTGAGCGGCCGTGCGCGTGACCCTGCGCGGGAGATAGGGGCCCCTTTCGGTTGTGTTGCCTATCTGGTAACCATCCGGGCGTAGCGGACCCATTTGGTTGGACATGAGTGAAGCCCCGACCGGTGGGGGGACACGGTCGGGGCTTCAAGTGGAAGGATCATCTGCCAGTTCTCGCAGTTTGATCAATCACTACGTTACAGGTGTTCACCAGTGTTGTCCAGTGTTCCCTATGCGGCGAGACGTTCGGCGCGGGCGGCTTCCTGCTCGGCGCGCTGCTTCTCGGCCTTCGCCAGTCGGATGCGTTGGCTTCGGGCGGCCGACTCAATGAGGGACCGTTCCCAAAGGTTGCGGACCTTGCGGACCTGGTACACGGACCGGCCATCTTCCCGGTAGCCGATGGGGGCGAGCTTCTTCCGGTTGACCCAGACGGCGATCTTATTCTGAGGGAACTCAAGTGCACGGGCAGGGTCGGAGAGGATCCGGGAGATCTCCACCGCTGTGCCCGCGTGGTGGCCGGCGGCATGGAATGCCCGGCCGCGCCATTCGGTGACGTCCCATGTGGACCCGCATGTTTGGCAGCGTGCGTGCGTCTTCCCTTCCGGGGTGTAGACGGGTGTCCCGCATTCCTGGCCGTCGTCTTCGGTGGGGCAGATCCCCGCGAAGATCCGGGGAGCGTTCCGGTCGGTGGCCCGGTCGCAGTCCTGCAGGGCTTCCCGCAGTTCCTGCTTGAGGGTGGGAGCCCAGTCTTGTTCGCGTACCTCGCGGATCTGGGCGAGCAGTACGCCGGCGGCCTTCACTGCGTGGACCTGCTTACGGCCGAGCGCGGCGGTCCAACCTGTGAGGATGATGTTCAATGTCCGGCCCGTGTCGTAGGCCCGGGAGTTGGTGGCGTCCGGCGCGGTGCTGTGCCCGCTGGATCCGACTGACCCGTTGCCCACATTCATCCTGGCCGCGGCCGCCCAGATCGCTTCAACCGTGGACTCGACTGCTTCCAGGTCTGTTTCGAGCCCTTCGGTGCAGCGTGCACAAAGGTGCATGCCCTCGCCTGTGTCCCCCGTGCAAGATCCGCATTCAGCCATACACCAATTTTAACAGAGAGTTCCCTATTCATCCCTAGTTTTGGGGCATCTTACCTTATGCAAATAGCGCGGAGAATAGCGACCGGCCAGAACCAGTCCTCCATCCGGACCGCCAACCGCTTCCACCTGTCAAGGCGTGCCAGTTGCTTGCGGAGCTCGACAAGGTTCTCGGCTGCCTGGCGCTCGGATGCCAGCTCGACATCCAGCGAACGGCGGTTGAAGTCGATCATCCCGCCGAGCTGCCCTACGGCCCTCGCCATGGATTCCCGACTGTTTGGCGACTCTTCGCCGAGTGCAAGATGCCACTCATACAGGTGGATCTTGCGTTGGTAGTTCCGAATCGTGCGGTGCAGCGTATCGGCTACCTGCCGGGAGTCGGATCGGGCTTGCTCCATCTTCCGGATCTGCTGCAGTGCGTGCCGGCGCTCCATGTCCCTCCACTCGCTCATGGTCAGTCCATCGCGGCGAGTGCGCGGAGCTCCCGCGGGACGATGGTGGGGACCTCGGCCCACTGCT